AATGGTGTATGACAATGTGAGGTTTACGACGCCCGGTAAAAATAAAAAGTATGTGATTATGTCAGTCACGTACAACCAAACAACGATTCAGACGCATGGCGCTTCATCCGACTTTTATGTGGGTGTGGTTCAATGCAGCATCTACACACCAAAATCTGCGGGTACGTCTACCTTCTCCGCCATTGGCGAATCGATAATCGATGGTCTTACGTCTGTAAACGCTTCGGACTACACAGACACGTTCAGCTGTAAGCCTCGTGTACTTGAAGTGTCCGGCCCGATTCCATTGGAAATTGAGGACAGGTCGCACTTTATCGGGCTTGTATCTTGCCAATTCAGCGCAGTAGCGTAGAGTGTTACTGAAATAAATTGTGCTCTTTATGCGAGCTGTTGAACTACTGCGTAACAAGTTCGGTGTAAGCCAGCTTTACAGCTACGACGTTAAGGCTGACGACGAAGTTATTTTCACAGTTTTTTGGCACCCTTTGACCATCGCAGAGCGTGAGTCGATTCAGAAAAAAGTGGGATCTGACGATGCAGGCGATTTTGCCCTTGGTTTGATGGTTGAAAAAGCCTTAGACCAAGAAGGCAAGCGGTTGTTTCAAGACGGCGAAAAAGCTGCCCTAAAGAACGCTGTAGACGCCTCTATTCTCCAAGAAATTCAGCTAGCCATGTTGACTTCTGGAGCGGAGAACAAAGTGGAGGACGCTAAAGCAGACTTGAAAAGCAAATCCTGACTGGATATTTCTGTTTCATGTTGCAAAAGAGCTGGGTATGACGGTGACCCGGCTCTGCCAAGAGCTGACAGTCGAAGAGATGACAGCGTGGGCTGCCTTTTTCGAGATAAAAGGGGAGGAAGAGGAAAAAGCCATGGAGCGGGCAAAGATGTCCGCGAAGGCGCAGTCTACGGGCAGGCGCTAGGATTAGGCATAGTCCTGGCGCGGCGCTGTGGTACAAGACATCTCACTTGCCGTAAAGGTAGATAAAAGGCAGGTAAAAGATCTCAGTAAGCGCATCGCTGAGGTAGAGAAGCAAGTAGGTGCGCTAAATAAAGTAAAGGTAACTTTAGATACTACAAAAGCGGTACAGAATATTGAGCGTTTAGCTCAATCTATCCGCAGTGCAGAAAAAATAAGCAACAGGTTTTTTGGTGGCAACGAGATAAGAAAAGGTTTAGGAGCGTTTAGTAATAGTATCGCTAAAGCTCGTTCAGAATTAGCTGATGTTAGATCACTTTTTGATCAAACAAGCAACGGGGCGGAGCGAACTAAGCAAGCTGTTCAGCTCCTAGTCGGTCAGTTTAAAAATTTATCTTCAGAAGGTCGGGCTTTTGCAAAAGGTGGGGCAAACATCTTTGAAACAAAAGGTTTTACAAATTTAAATGCTAGATTAAAACCTCTTAGAGATTTACCTAGAAGTCTTGCGGGTGTAGGAGAGGAGTTAAAAGAAATACAGTTTCTTCTTGATTTTGCTGTTGCGGGTAGCAAAGAATTTAAAACTTTAATTCATGCCCAGAACCGGGCACTTGAAACACAAAGGTTAATTAGAGAGCAAATTAAACGAGCGTCTGGGCCTATGCCTGCTGACCCGTTTGGCACAAAAGTTCCTCTACTCCCCGCAGCAGGGCAAACGTCCGGCACATTCACAATTCAAGAGCGAAATACTAAAGCCGCGCAACAAGGCGTAAAAGCAGCCGAAGACAAATTAAGAATAGAAAAATTTATCTCTAAAGAAAATACTAATCAAGCCCGAACAACCCGTGCAGCTGCAAAAGAGCGCCTTAACAACATCAGAAAAATTAGACGACAAAGACAAGGTAGACGACTAAATGACCAGTTACTAGGGGCAGGCTTTCCGCTTTTATTTGGAGGCGGGGCAGGGTCTATAGGCGGGAGCCTATTAGGAGGGGCACTAGGCGCTCCTTTTGGCGCAACCTTCGGTGGCCAGATATTTGGTAGTGCTATCGGTCAGCAGTTAGAGCAAAGCGTAACTAAAGCGCTTGAATTAGGAGAAATAACAAAAAATATAAATCTCGATGGTTTACGTGAAGCAGGAATTGCAGTAAATGCAGAATTTGAGATAGCTATTAACAAACTTGAGCGTCTGGGCAGGTTATCTGAAGCCCAGAACATGGTTTCTGAAAAAGTAAGACAGACCACCGGCTTAAGCGGTAAAAGCTTGGAAGGCCTTAAAGCCATCTTTGACGCCCTGGGGCGCGTAAGTATGCAGTTTGTGCAAAGTTTTGGTGCACTGACGGGAACTCTTTTGGTGCCTTTTGTTGTTGCACTTACAGGCGCCCTTGAAACATTGCTTTTACCCTTAAAACTTATAAATGGGTTTTTTGAGCTTATTGCTGCAGGTGTTAGAAATGTGGGTAAAGCTTTTGGTGTTACAAAATCAGCATCAGAGATTTTAGGCGGTGTAAACGAAAAATTAGAAGAAGCAAAGGTAAAAGTGGAAGAGCTAGGACGTGCAATTAAAGAAGAACTTATTAGAAGCACTGAAGATTTAAACCTTGAAAAACAAATTACACTCGGTTTAACATCTGCGGATCGCCTTACTAACATTGATGTAGCTTTACAGCAACAAGAAACACAAATAAAGAGAAAATACCAGCCTAGGTTTGACGAATTATTTAAACTCGGAGGCGGGGACGGCAGCGGTGCGTTTGTACTGCCTCAACTTGCCGGTTTAGCGCAGCTACAACAAAACGAAAAGACTACAGCGCGTATTAAAGCAGACAGAAAAAGCGAAAAAGAGACTATAGAACAAACTTTAAGGCTTACTAAAAGCTCATTAGCTGTAGATAAGGCTAGATTAGCTTTAGACAGACAAACTGTGCAAGAATTTACAAAAATTTTAAATCTATCCGCAAGCGAAACAGAGTTGTTAGAAATAAAAAAAGCTGAAAGCAAGGTTCTTTTTGATATAGACAAGAAAAAATTAGAAATTAAATTAAAAGAGCAGTTAGCCGATGTTCGTAATACTGATATACGTGAAGACCTTATAGCTTTAAACAACATAGAACTTACTCAACTACAGTCTAAATTTAACCTAGAGCAAGATTTAACAGAAGAACGTCAGAGGCAATTAAAAGTAGCTTTAGATAATCAAAAGTTGGCCAACAAAGACGCTTTAGCAATTCAAAAATTTGAAGGCGATGTCAGGCTAAAAGAACAACAATTAGCTGTAAATCCCGCATTTATGGGGCCTTTTGGTGGGTCAATGACTACCGAAGTTTTGGGTAATCTTCGTATTAAGCAAGAGCTATTAAAGAAAAACGCCGAAATAGCAGCAGCTGAAAGAACAGCCAATGAAAGTAATAAAGAATCTGATAAAGAAGCTGTAAAACAACTTAAACTACAAAGAGACGCATATGTAGAGATAGAAAGAGCTGTTTTAAGTGCAACCGTATTTCAAGAAAAATACAATGAAGCGCTTGCTTTAACAACTCCTGTTGTTGATAGTTTGTTTGATAGCTTACAAGCTGTTGCTGAAGGAACCAAAACAGCAGAGCAGGCTTTCGCTGATTTCTTAAGAAGCATCGCAGACATGCTGATGCAAGCAGCTAAGCAAATGATCGCCCAATACATAGCGATCGGTATCGCCCGCAGGTTTGCTATTCCCGGCAGCTACAGCATGTCAGGGGGCGGAATGCCTTTTGGCGGTTCAGGCGCTGCTCCTGCAGGATTAAACACTTCATTTATCGGAAGTCCTTTGTTTGGCCAGCGAGCCATTGGAGGCCCTGTTTCCGGTAGTCGGCCTTATTTGGTCGGAGAGCGTGGGCCTGAGCTGTTCGTTCCAGGGGCGCAAGGCAACATCGTTTCAAACGACGCCATGGGTAGCACCAGTGTTGTTGTCAACGTCGATGCGTCTGGAACGGAAGTTCAGGGCAACCAAGGTAACGCGGATCAGCTTGGCCGCTTGATCGGTCAGGCAGTACAGGCAGAATTGATCAAACAGAAACGACCCGGAGGACTCCTTACCCGCTAATGGCTACCTTCCCTTCAATCAACCCAAGCTATGGGGCTAGCAAAAAAAGCAGCCCCAGGGTTCGCAATGTCCAATTTGGCGATGGGCTATCTCAACGCTTGAGGTACGGGCTTAACCAAGACGCCAAGGTGTGGAGTTTAAAGTTTGAGGTTTCAGAAGCTGACGCTGACACAATTGAGACGTTTTTAGAAGCTCGCCAAGGCGCGGAGAATTTTGATTGGTCACCGCCTGATGAAACCACCACCTACAAATGGATTTGCCAGGAATGGTCTAAATCCATACCATACCTAAACAGAGCAACTATTACAGCGACATTTCAGCAGGTGTTTGAAGTATGAGCGAGCTTTTTGAAAATCTGCTGACTTCTAGTCCGTTTGCGATCATTGAGCTGTTTCAACTTGAATTAGATGACGCTATACACGGCAGCGACCAGATTCACTATTTCTTCAGCGGAGTAAACCAAAAAACAACCACAGGCCAAATAGTTTTCGCTGGCGAGACTTATGTTGCGCTCCCTGTTGAGGCAGACGGGTTTGAATTTAAAGGCGATGGAACGTTACCCCGCCCCACGCTAAGAATCGCCAACACCAATAGTTTTGTCACGGCGGTGCTGTTGTCGGTAAACCAAACAACCCCCGGCAATGACTTGACTGGCGCAAAGTTTACGCGAATTAGAACTTTAAGTCGTTTCCTGGATGCGGCCAACTTTGACAACAACACCAACCCCTATGGAACGCCTGATCCAACGGCTACGGGAGAAATGCCAAGGGAAGTATATTATGTTGACCGCAAAGTCAGCGAAAACCGAGATTTAGTTGAGTTTGAGCTGGCGTCTGTATTTGACCTAGAAGGCGTAACTGCTCCTCGACGAATTGCCTTAGACAACATTTGCCAATGGACATATCGCGGACCAGAGTGTGGGTATCAAGGTCCAGAGTTTACAGAAAATGATGTTTCTGAGGTTACTACGGCTGCTCCCAATCTTGCATTTTCTACAGGAGATAACCAACTAACAGCGGGCAATGAGTTAATTGAAGGGCAAGAATTAGTGTCTTCTAACGGCTGGTACAGGCTGGTTGTGCAGGGAGACGGAAATTTAGTTATTTACGACAAAGCCGGAACAGCGGTTTGGGACCATGGGCAAGGCGTTAGAAATCCACAAGGCACGGGAAGGTACAAGCTTGTAATGCAGGCGGACGGCAATTTAGTCATGTATGATCGCGATACTAATGAAGTTATTTGGACAGGGGAAGATACAAATCTAAGAGGTGCAGTTTCAGAGGTCACTTTCGTAGCGTTTTACCCATCTAGCCCTGCTATTGGAAGGCGTGGGGCGTTTGGTCATGAGGTTAACGGCGGAGAACCCGCCAGCATCAACTCAACTTCAACGGTTCAAAAAACTTACACGCTGGGCACAAGAACTTTAACGGTTAGCCTTGCTTTTACTGCTGCAACGGTGCCTGACGGTCATTACAGCGGTAAAACTTTCAACTGGTATTTGCCTACGGTAACTGTTGTTAGTTCTACCGGTTTATTTAGCCGCGATGAAACTGTAAATCTTGTCGAAAACGTTAGCAGCGGCAACCCTTACAAGGACACGCCCGAAGGAACGTTAACTACAGTTGGTCTTTCCGTGCGGATTAGCAATACAACCGGTTTTACTAATAACATTGGTCAGTTAGGCAACGCGGGTAAACTTAAAGTGTATGTCACCGACGTTGGAAACATTAGTATTGATATGAATAACGTTTACATCGCTGCTGAGCCTACGATCACAACAACAACTAATCTCCCTCCTGAAGACACTTGCGGAAAACGGCTTAGTAGCTGTCAGAGACGATTTGGTTCGGATTCAAATGGTTTACCGTTTGGGTCATTCCCGTCCCTTGGTCGAGACATCGGATGACGCAGTGGAAAGCTGATGCACTAACACATGCATTGCAAGAGTCGCCTCGTGAAGCTTGTGGTCTTGTGGTCATAGTCAAAGGTCGCGAGCGGTACTGGCCTTGCAAAAACTTGTCTCAGGATGGCGATTACTTTGTGCTGTCTCCTGAAGACTATGCCGACGCTGAAGAGGCTGGTGAGGTTACGGCTGTATTCCATAGCCATCCAAAGTCATTGGCAATAGCTAGTGATGCAGATCGAATGGGCTGCGAAAAGTCTGATTTGCGCTGGTATATCTGCAACCCAGGCTCTGGAACGTGGTGCACTATTGACCCAAACGGCTACAAGGCCCCCTTGATTGGACGTGAGTGGGTCTGGGGCGTATCTGACTGCTGGACGTTGGTACGGGATTGGTACCAGCAAGAGCAGGGCATTGAGTTGCGCGACTGGAAGCGACCTAAAACTAATTTGGCGTTTGACGCCGACCCGATGTTTGAGCGCTGCTTTGAGGAAACGGGTTTTTACGACGCAGAAACCAATCAACCCCAGGTTGGGGATCTGGTGTTTATGCGTTTAGGCGATTCGCCTGGCTTA